GTTTTAAATGCCCAAAATGCTTCTAATCTCAGTCCCACCCAATCTAGTACAGGTATGGGTACAAATAATGGCACTGCAAGTGGAATGTTCCAAACCAACATTGTTAACTTTTCAGGCATGACTACAAAAGAACCTATAACGGTAGCTGTGCCTGCAAATAACAGTAATTTTATCACATTAGATGCGGAGTTATAAAATGAATATTACAGCAGCAAAATATTGTAGGTTAAATTCAAGTTCTCCAAATGTATCCGTCACTGCCACAATAAACGGAGAAGAACTATCTGTTCCAATGGACACAGAAAACCGCCACTACGCAGATATACTTGAATGGCAAGCATCTCCAGAACATTATATTGTTCTTGATCGTACAGCATCAAATGGTGCTAATGCTGGTGGTAAAGTTCTTATGGAGAATGGTGATAATATACTTATGGATAGAATTGAGCCACTTGAAGCAGATTAGAGGGGTATTTCTTCTTCCAGTTTAATAATACCTAAATAGTAGAGATACAAAGAGGAAGAGATACATGGCGATACCTACATCTAAATCATTATTTAAAGATTATTGTCTTAGAGCATTAGGTTTTGGTGTGATTGATATTAACGTATCAGATGACCAAGCAGATGATCGTATAGACGAAGCACTACAATACTTTTCATCATATCATTATGATGGTATTGAAAAAATGTATTTAAAATATCAAGTAACTGCTGCTGATATTACAAGAGCATCAACCAATACAACCACAACTGCAACTGATTCATTTGACAATACGGTGACTGCTTCTTTTAGTGAAGGTGGTGGATACATACCTATACCTTCTAGTGTTGTATCAGTTGTTAACATTTTTCCCTTTGATGATAAAGCAACAAACAATATGTTTGATATACGTTATCAACTAAGACTTAATGATTTATATGACTTTAGTTCTACCTCAATTGTTCAATATCAGATGACAATGGAACACTTAGATTTTCTTTCTCATATTCTTGTTGGAGAAAAACCTCTTCGTTTTAATCAACATCAAAGCCGTTTATATATTGATATGGATTGGACAAATGATATTTCTGTTGGTGAATATTTAATTATTGAATGTTATCGTAAATTAGACCCAGCAACTTATACAGATATTTTTGATGACCTTTATTTAAAAAGATATGCAACTGCATTGATTAAACGACAATGGGGTGCAAACCTTTCTAAGTTTTCTGGAGTTGCAATGCTAGGTGGTGTAACTATGAATGGCGAAACTATATTTACACAAGCATTAGAAGAAATTAAAGACTTAGAAGACGCAATGCGATCAATTGAACCACCGATGGAAATGTTTGTAGGATAAAAATATGGCTGTAAACACCGCATTTCATACCAGCAACTTACACTCAATAGCAACTGAAAGAAGTTTATATCAAAACTTATTAAAGGAAGCAATACAAATATATGGACATGATGTTTATTATGTCAACCGTACTACTGTTGCTGTAGATAATATTTTGGGTGAAGATGCTCTTTCTAAATTTACTAGACAACATCCAATTGAAATGTATGTTGAAGATGCTGAAGGATTTGGTGGTGATAAAGAAATCATTACACAATTTGGTTTAGAAAATCGTAACGAGATTACTTTCGTTGTTTCTAAAGAACGCTTCCAAGAAATGGATAGTCAAATAACACTAGAAGATGGAACTGACACTACTGGTGGCTCTATTCTTTTAGAGGCTGGTAGCATAAGCCAATCTTCTAATTCATCAATATTAACAACTGTTGAGGGAGATAGTTTTTATATATTACAAGATACTGCAACGACAGACGCAGATCGTCCATTAGAAGGCGATTTAGTTTATCACCCTGTTCTTGCAAAAATGTTTGAAATTAATTTTGTGGATCACGATGAACCATTTTATCAACTTGATAATAACCCAGTTTATAAATTAAGATGCAAACAGTATGAATATGCTTCAGAAGATATTTCTACAGGAATTTCTACAATAGATGCGATTGAATCTGATTTAAGTACTGATACTAGAGAGTTCCAATTTACTTTAGAACAAGGTACGAATGTTGGTCAGGCATTTACTATAGATAATATTAATTATACACTTGATGTAACTAATGTAACTCTGGATAGTACAACAACTAATGCAGATCCTGCTTCATTCGGAGAGAGTGTTCTTCTTGAAAATTCAGCTGATAGTGGAGACAATTCATACTTACTTACAGAAGACTATATACTAGGAGATTATGTTTCAGATAAGACTGCACAGAACGAATTATTTGATCAACTTGATGATACAGTATTAGATTTTTCTGAATCAAACCCATTTGGTGATGCTGGGAGTTTATAAAATGAATCAGAACAATTATATGTTTAATAAATTTAGGAGAATATAATGGCTAAACAATCATTAGGTATAGGTAGTTCAGCTAATGACGGTACAGGGGATACTCTAAGAGCAGCTGCTGATAAAGTTAATGACAACTTTTTAGAAATTTACACTTTAATTGGAGATCAATCTTCATTAACAAGTGGTATTAGTGCAACTGCATCGGTAGTAACACTAACTGCACCTTTAGTTGCAACTAGTATTTCACCATCAAGTTCTGATGGTGCTACACTCGGCACAACGTCATTAGAATGGTCTGATCTATTTCTTGCAGATGGTGCTGTTGTTAATTTTGGTGATGATCAAGATGTAACTCTTACTCACGTTGTTGATACAGGATTATTACTTTCCAGTACAGATCAATTACAATTTGGTGATAGTGGAACATATATTCATCAATCAGCTGACGGAGTATTAGACTTAGTGTCTGATACTGAGATTGAATTAAATGCTACAACTATTGATGTAAATGGTAATCTGGATGTATCAGGAACAATAGTTGCTGCTGGAACATTAACTGCTGCAACTTCAATTACTGTTGGTAGTGCTGTTCTTACAGAAGCAGAACTAGAAACACTAGATGGAATAACAGCTGGAACAGTTATTGCAAGTAAAGCAATTATAACAGACTCAAGTAAAGATATTACAGGTGGTAGAAATATTACTATTAGTGGTGAACTAGATGCAGCAACAGGGGATTTCTCTGGTGATGTAGACGTTGACGGTACATTAGAAGCTGATGCAATTACTATTAATGGTGTAACTTTAGCAGAAACAATTTCTGATACTGTTGGAGCAATGGTTGGTTCAAATACAGAGACAGGTATTTCAGTATCATACGAAGACGGAGATAATACTTTAGACTTTGTGTTGGGTACTACTCAAACAACTATTACATCTCTTACAAATGCTGCTTTAGTAATAGGTAGAGATGCTGACAACGATATAGATTTTGCAACAGATAATAATATTATCTTTAGGGCTGCTGGTACAGACCAAATAAAATTAGTAGATGGAGCGTTAGCTCCTGTAACAGATGCTGGTGTAGATTTAGGTACTTCTTCTTTAGAATTTAAGGATGCTTTCTTTGATGGAACAGTTACCTCTGATGCATTTGCTGGCCCTCTCACTGGAGAAGTTACAGGTAATGCTGCAACAGCAACAGCACTTGCAACCGCAAGAACTATTGGTGGAACATCATTTGATGGTAGTGCTAATATCGCAGTTGGTCTTGCTGCAACAGCAACCGCATTAGCAACCGCAAGAACTATTGGTGGAACATCATTTGATGGTACTGGAAATATCGCAGTTGCTTTAGCATCTGTTGGTACTGCTGTTACAGTAGCTGATGAATCAAGTGATACTACTTGTTTCCCACTATTTGCAACTGCTGCAACAGGAGATTTACCTCCCAAGAGTGGTTCTAATTTAACATTTAATAGTAGCAGTGGTTTGTTAACTGCAACACTATTTGCTGGTGATTTAACAGGTGATGTTACAGGTACAGCAGACGTTGCTACAGTCGCAACAACAGTTACTATTACAGATAACGAATCTACAAACGAAAGTAATGCTATTATCTTCGCTGCTGGTGGCGATGTTGATGGTGGTAACTTAGGACTAGAATCTGATGGTACACTAACATATAATCCAAGTACTGGTATAGTAACTGCTACAGGATTTGCTGGTGCGTTAACAGGTAATGTTACAGGTAACGCTTCTGGTACAGCCGCAACTGTTACTGGTGCTGCTCAGACTGCTATTACTTCAGTAGGAACTCTTACTGCATTACAAGTAGACAATCTTAATCTTAATGGCAATACATTAAGTTCAACTGCTGGTACTGACTTGTTAATTACGCCACTTTCTGGACAACAGATTGTTCTTGATGGAGCTATTGTTATTGATGCTGGTGTGGTTACTGGTGCAACAAGTATTACATCAACTGCATTTGTTGGTGATATAACTGGTGATGTTACAGGTACGGCCGATGTGGCCACAGTTGCTACTACGGTTACAATAACAGATAACGAAAGTACAGACGAAAGTAATGCTATTATCTTTACTGCTGGTGGTGATGTTGACGGTGGTAATATTGGTCTTGAATCAGACGGCACACTAACATACAACCCAAGTACAGGTAAAATAACTGCTACTGGGTTTGTTGGTACATTAACAGGTAACGTAACTGGTAACTTGGCTGGTACAGTTTCTACTGCAACACAAAATTCAATAACAACTGCAACTGGCCTAGTGTCAGTCGGTGCATTAGACTCTGGTTCTATTACTTCTGGATTTACAAGTATTGATGTTGGTTCTGGTGCAATTACTACTACTGGTACAATTACCTATGGAGCATTAAATGATGGAACAACTGCTCTGAGTGCAACCGCAGCAGAATTAAATATACTAGATGCAAGTGCTGGAAATACAGCAGTAGCTTCTGATGTTGCATCAAGTGCTGGTGCAATCACATCAAATAATGCTAAAATATCACACACTATTACATTAAATGCTAACTTAGCAGACGATGCAATACATGCAGATATTGTAGTTACAACTGATAAATGCCTTGCAACATCAGTTGTGATGGCAAGTTCAAGCTTAGCAGTTGGTATTAATATACATACTATTGCAGCTGGATCATTTAAAGTATCAATAACCAATCTAACAGGCGCACAAATGGATGATGATTCAACACTTGTTGTGAACTATCGGGTAATATAATGAATAAGGAGAATATATAATGTTAGGTCAACAATTTTACCATGAAACTATAAGAAACGTCATTGTTGCGTTTGGAACTATGTTTAATAGTGTTCAGATTGTTCGCAAGAATAATTCTGGAGAAGTAATACAGGCAATGAAAGTACCACTTGCATACGGGCCTCAACAAAAGTATTTAACTCGTTTGAACGCAGATCCTTCTGTATCAGCTGCAACATCTATTACTTTACCAAGACTTGGTTTTGAAATTGGTGCATTAACATATGATGCTGGTAGAAAACTAAATCGTGTACAAAAATTTAAGAAAGTTAAATCTGCTAGTGCAGATGCAAATAAATTAGACTCACAGTTTATGCCTGTTCCATATAATTTAGAAATTACTTTATATGCAATGGCAAAAAACTCTGATGATGCGTTACAAATTGTAGAACAAATTCTTCCATACTTTCAACCAGATTATACATTAACTATTAATGATATGGCAGATATGGGTATTAAAAGAGATGTTCCTATTATTTTAAATAGTGTTGATTATGAAGACAATTATCAAGGTGATTTTGAAGCAAGACGAGCAATCATATACACATTTAGTTTTACAACTAAGTTTTATCTATATGGCCCAATTACTTCTTCAAGTGTTATCAAAACTGTTACCGTCGATCAATATACAAATATGCCTGCGGTTACTCCAACAAGAGAACAAAGATATACGGTAACACCTTCCCCATCAACTGCTGACGCTGATGATGATTTTGGATTTAATGAAACCACATCGTTCTTTCAAGATGCAAAAAATTATGATCCAGTATCAGACACGGATGTTAAAAAAGGTGGATAATTTATATGAGCAATGTAACTAATTTAGTAGATGAAGCTTTAGGAATATTTGACCCTGTAAAATCTGCATTTAAAGAAACTGCAAAAACTCCGTCTAAAGTGCCTACGGTGATTACACCAGCTTCTTCTGAAGACGATATTGATAATGATTATAAGTATCAAAGAGAAAATCTTTATAGTCTAATTGAACGTGGTCAAGATGCTATTGATGGTATTTTAGAACTTGCAAAAGAAGGTGAGCATCCACGAGCATATGAGGTTGCACTTAACGGTATCAAGCAAGTAGCTGATGTTACAGAGAAACTTGCTGATTTGCAAGATAAAATGAAAAAACTCAAAGAAGTACCTGGCAGTAATGCACCAAAGAGTGTTACCAATGCATTATTTGTTGGATCAACTGCTGAATTACAAAAGATGTTAAAAGGTAAAACTGATGGTTGAAGCTACCTATCTAGGTAATCCTAATCTTAAAAGAGCAAATGTAACTCAAGAATGGACTAAAGAAGAACTTGTTGAGTATCAAAAATGTATGGACAATCCATTACACTTTATTGAAAATTATGTAAAAATTGTTTCTCTTGATGAAGGATTAGTTCCTTTTAAAATGTATCCCTTTCAAAAAGAAATGGTAGGTACATTTCACAATAATCGTTTTACTATATGTAAATTACCAAGACAGTCTGGTAAATCTACAACTATGATATCTTATATATTACACTATGCATTATTTAACCCAAGTGTAAATATTGCAATTCTTGCGAATAAGGCTGCAACTGCCAGAGATTTGTTAAGTAGATTACAACTTGCATATGAACATTTACCAAAATGGTTGCAACAAGGAGTAATGTCATGGAACAAAGGGTCTTTGGAACTGGAAAATGGCTCAAAAATTCTTGCATCATCTACTTCAGCATCTGCTGTTCGTGGTGGTTCTTACAATATTATCTTTCTTGATGAGTTTGCATATGTGCCGTCAAATGTAGCAGAACAATTTTTTAGTTCTGTATATCCTACTATTTCATCTGGTAAGACAACAAAAGTAATGATTGTTTCTACACCTCATGGTATGAATATGTTCTATAAATTATGGACAGACGCAGAAAACCAAAGAAACACATATATTCCTATTGAAGTTCATTGGAGCGAAGTGCCTGGCCGTGATGAGGAATGGAAAAAAGAAACAATTAAAAATACTAGTGAACAACAGTTTAATACGGAGTTTGAATGTCAGTTCCTTGGTTCGATTGATACACTTATATCACCAAATAAACTAAGAACACTTGCATATAAAAGACCTTTACAGTCTAATGCTGGACTCGATGTTTATGAACAACCAAAGGAGGGTAATACATACCTTTTAACTGCGGATGTGTCCAGAGGGGTCTCTAACGACTACTCAGCGTACATTGTGTTCGATGTTTCCCAAGTTCCTTATCGTATTGTTGCAAAGTATAGAGACAACGAAGTTAAACCTTTATTGTTTCCACAAAAAATACATCAAGTCGCAAAGGCATATAATACTGCATTTGTTCTTATTGAAGTAAATGATATTGGTGAACAAGTTGCAAACTCTATGCACTATGATATGGAATATGACAATATGATTATGGCATCTATGCGTGGTCGTGCTGGTCAAATACTTGGTGGTGGTTTTTCTGGAGGTAGAGCTCAGTTAGGTGTAAGAACAACTAAAGCAGTTAAAAAAATAGGATGTTCCAATTTAAAACAATTAATTGAAGATAATAAACTTATTGTAGAAGATTTAGATATTATTAGAGAGTTATCTACATTTATTGTAAAAGGTTCGTCATATGAAGCTGATGATGGGTGTAATGATGATCTAGTTGCGTGTTTGTTTATATTTGCATGGGTAACAGATCAACAATATTTCAAAGAATTAACTGATAGTGATGTACGTTTGACAATGTTGCAAGAGCAACAAAATGCATTAGAACAGGATATGGCACCTTTTGGTTTCGTGGTTAATGGATTGGAAGATGAAAATATAGGAAATATGGTAGATGAATATGGTACAAAGTGGGCGGCAGTAGTAAGAGATTATGGTTCAGATTGGTAATATTATATAAATTCTAATAAATCATTATCAACTTTAATCCAACAATTAGTACATAATATAATACTTTCATCGATAAGAGAGAATATTTCCTTTCTACTCTTAGGATTAGTACCAACTCTTTTTGTTATTTTTCGTATTTCTGAATCATGAGGATAGTATTTTAAACACACAGTTTCGCTTTCGCCACAATGTTTACAAGACTTATCTGCTAGATTTTCATTCAATAGAATGATTCTTTTACGATAGTTTCTACGAGCTACCTTTTTAATTGTGTCTTTATACTTTTCATAATGTGCATTTACCATATTATTATTTATATGTTATAACACTTATAAAAAATGTTTTTCTAAGTTTGTTTTTTTATAAATATCTGTGTAAACAAAATAACCAACTCTTAAAGATAAGGAGTACAATTTATGTCTTTTCTAGTTTCTCCTGGCGTTCATGTCAAAGAGATTGATTTAACTAATGTAGTACCATCAGTTGACACCACAATCGGTGCAATTGCAGGCCCATTTGAGAAGGGCGATGTGTCTTCTATAGTTACAATTACCTCCGAAGCTGACCTCCTTAATAATTTTGGTAAACCTAATTCAGATAATTTTGAATTTTGGTTTACTGCTTCTAACTTTCTAAAATATAGTAACACACTCAAGGTGGTTCGTGCAGAATCTGCCATTCTTAATGCGGGTGAATCTAGTGGTATATTGGTTCGTGATACTGATCACTACTTGACAGATTTTTATGCAGAAACAGGTGATGGTCAAAGTACAACAAATGATTGGATTGCAAGAACTGCTGGTATTTTTGGTAACTCAGTTGGTGTTGAAGTATGTCCTTCTGCACAAGCTTATGAGCAAGACTTAGGTACTAACAACTTAGTTAACGGGGCTAAAGCAGTTGGCGATACATCAATTACAGTTGATGATGCTGATGAATCTGGTTTTGCTTTCCAAGTTGGAGATATGATTAAGTTTCATACACAAAACTCTGTTACTGCTATTGTTAATGGTGCAATTTCAGTTGCTACTATTAACCTTGTAGTTGACGGTAACTCTGGTACTGCTGCTGTTGGTCAACGTGTTATTGGTGCTGGTATTACTGAAATAGTAAAAATTAAAACAGTTACTGATCAAAATAACCTTATTCTAGACAAACCAATTACGGTTGCAGACAATGTTGTGTTAGCATTATCTCCTTATGCATCTGTTGAAGATGGTGACACTCAATATGAAGTTACTAGTATTTCTGGTGAAGTATTGTCTATTCGTTTAAAAGATGATGCTAATGAAGGTGGTCTTCAAAGTATTATTCCTGACAATTCATTTATAACAAGACGTTGGAGATTTGCAGACCTATTCAGTTCTCCTCCAGGTCAATCTGATTACAACAGAATAAATGGTCGTGGAACTGGTGATGAATTGCATATTGTATTATTTGATACAACTGGACTTCTTACTGGGGCTGATGTAGATGTTGCTGGTCAAAGAGTTAATGCTGTTATAGAGACTTACTCTAACTTATCAAAAAATTCTGCTGCTAAATCCCCTCAAGGAGATAGTATTTATTATCCAACAAAAATATATAATCAATCCTCATTTGTTTATTGGGGTGATCATATTGCTGCTGGTACTAACTGGGGTACTGATACTGCAACTGCATATACATCAGTAATTCCTATTACTACTGTTTCTT